AAAGGAGGCGGGGCATGAGTTTTGGTACACAGTTTTTAAGCGGTGTTCAAGGCTTCATCAAAGCGTATTTAAGCGCGGGTGAGCCGCAGCGTGCCGCTATGCCGACAGGCACAGCCCCGTCACGGTTCGATTTCGATGTGCAGAGCAATATTCAAACGACCCCGCGTGCGGATGCGCAGGTCACATTTGAACAGCTCAGAGCGTTTGCTGATAAATACGATCTCCTCCGCCTTGCGATCGAGAAGCGTAAAGACCAGATTGAGGCGATGGATTGGAACATCGCGGCGGTTGACAAGACTGACCCTGTGGCACGCGCACAGGCGGAAAAGCTCTATCAACAGCTTCGCAGACCTGACGGCGTACACAGTTTTTCTCGTTGGATGCGGTCGATCGTGGAGGATGTGCTTGTCATCGACGCACCCGCGATCTATGTGCGCCGCAATATCGCCGGGCACATTCACGCGCTCGAACTGGTCGATGGGGCGACGATCAAGGTCAACATTACGGATGAAGGGCGTACACCTGCGCCGCCGCTTCCTGCCTATCAGCAGATCATCGACGGGATCCCGGCGGTTGATCTCACGACGGACGAACTGCTCTATTTTCCGCGCAATGTACGCTCGCACAAGCTCTACGGGATGAGCAAGGTGGAGCAGGTCATTATGACCGTCAATCTTGCGCTCAATCGGCAGATGTACCAACTGGACTACTATACGCAGGGGACGATTCCCGAGGCGTTCTTATCCTGTCCGCCGGATTGGACGGTCGACCAGATCGGCACATTTCAAGTCTATTGGGATGCGCTGTTTGAAGGAAATACCAAGATCAAGCGCAAGGCTCGTTTTGTTCCTGCGGGCGTGAATCCGATTTTCCCGAAAGATTCACCGATGAAGGACGAGTTCGACGAGTGGCTGGCACGCATCATCTCGTATGCCCTCGACCTGCCGCCGACGGCACTCGTCAAGGAGACGAACCGCGCGACAGCTGAGACGACACAGGCGGCAAGTCAGGATGAGGGGCAGCGGGCTTTTCTGAACTACCTGAAAGAAATCATGGACATTTTGCTGCATGATTATTTCGATGTGGACGGTGTGGAGTTCGTCTGGGCGACGAAGGAGGAGGTCGAGCCGCTCAAACAGGCGCAGATCGACCAGATGTATGTGAACCTCCGCATCCTCACGCCGAGCGAGGTGCGCAGCCGTCTCGGCTATGATCCGCTCACCGATGAGCAGACGGCGGAGTTCGCGACACTCGCGCCGCAGCAGATGCAGCTCCCCGCATTCTTTACCGCCGGAAATGTGCAGAAAGCAGATGCTCCTCCAAAGCCCCGTGCGCCCGATGACGAGAAAGCACGGCAAAGATTCACCGCTGCACTTCGCAAGATGTTCGACCGCGTGAAGCCTGACCTCTGCCGTCAGATCGAAACCTCGTATGCGAAAGCGATGGAGGCAGTGGAGAAACTGGATGCGCTGCAGAAAAAGCGCATTTTGCAGACGACTCTTGACGAACTAGACTTTGACGGCTGGGCGGTGCTTCTTGACGATGCTGTGGAATATCTCGGCGAGATTGCGGCAGCGGGTGCCTATGAGAGCCTAAGAAAGCTCAATGTTTCGACGGACGGCATCACGGACATGGTGGACACTGATGCGCAGGAGTGGGCACGCGTACGCGCCGCTGAGCTGGTCGGCAAGAAGTGGAACGGTAAGGAGTATATAGACAATCCCAAGCCGAAATGGGCGATCACCGAATCCACGCGGGAAGTCCTGCGCGGGACAATCAGCAAGGCGATTGATGAGGGATGGAGCCCGCAGAAGCTCACGGCAGCGATTCGCGACGATGAGAAGTTCTGGGCGCGGCGTGCGGATATGATTGCACGCACGGAATTCCAGTTTGCCCACCAAAACGGCAATCTCATCGGGTGGAAGGCATCGGGCATCGTTGGCGGCAAGCAATCCCTGTGTCTTGACGGCGGCTGTGAGATGTGCGTGGAGAACGCCGAGGCGGGGACGGTCGGCATTGACGAGAATTTCCCATCGGGACATGATGCGCCGCCCTATCATCCGAACTGTTTTTGTACGCTTGTCCCCGTGCTTGCGGAGGACATGACGGACGGGGACAGCTAGACTACCTTTTAATTGCTTTCAAACACCCTTTAATTTTTTGAGAAATCCAAGATGAAGGGGTTTCTATACATCGGACACAAAAAACGCGTACAGAGGATTTTAGGAGGTGTGA